AAAAGTAAAAAATGTTGTTAATTCTATGACAAAAAAACAAGTTGGTGATTTTGCTAAAACATCGGACGACGAATTAAAAAATAAGAAAAAAACAACTGAAAAAGTTAATAAGGAAGATATTAAAAAACTTGAAGAAAGCATAATAAAATTAATTGATAGTCACATTCACCCAAACATTACTAAATTTGAATTATTGAATACAATTAAAAAATATAAAAGATAATGAATGTCTTTATCAAAAGAACAAATATTATTAGAATATGCTAAATGCGTAAAAGACACACCATACGCATTAAAAACCTATCTACAAACATACGATAATACACAATCTAAATACGTACCATTAGAACTTTTTAATGATCAAGTAACCTTGGTTAATGATTACGATTCTTCGGAAGAAAATATCGCGTTAAAATACAGACAGGCTGGCGTATCAACCGTAACCTCTGCATGGGCATCAAAAAGATTGGTTTTTGCCCGTAAAGAGAAACCAGAAAAGATTCTTATCATTGCAAATAAAATGGATACTGCCGTTGAAATGGCGAATAAGGTTCGTGCTTTTGTTGAACAATGGCCTAAATGGTTAGGTGTTACATTTTCTGCCGAAAAAAATTCACAAAGACATTTTAAATTAACAAACGGTTGTGAAGTAAAAGCGGTGGCAACATCAAAGGATGCCTTAAGGGGATATACACCAACAATATTAATTTTTGATGAGGCGGCGTATATTAACGCAGATGAAGACTTTTGGTCTGCTTGTATGGCTTCCCTTTCAACAGGAGGTAAAGTGATTGTAATCTCAACACCAAACGGTTTTGATCCGATTTATTATTCAATTTATAGTCAAGCAGTTAAAGGTATGAATGACTTTAAAATTACAGAAATGTATTGGTTTAGGGATCCAAGGTATTCTAAAGATTTAAAACTAATTAAATGTAATGATATTGTTCATTACATGCTTAATAGGGCGGATTATAAAGACAATGAAATAACCCTTGATTATTCAGATATTAAAGTAAGTGATAGGGATTTTCAAGAGATAAAGAAAAAAGTAGAACAGGAAGGTTATAAGGCGTATAGTTCATGGTTTGAAGCTATGGCTAAAAAGTTAAAGTTTGATAAAAGAAAGATATCACAAGAACTTGAATGTAATTTTTTAGGATCAGGGGATAATGTTATTCCTGCAGAAACAATGAAAAAAATTAAAGAAAATTATATTAGAGAACCTGAGAATAAATTTATGGGTGGGGCTCTTTGGCAATGGAAAGAACCAATTGCCGGACATCGTTATATTATGGGTGTCGATGTTTCAAGAGGGGATAGTGAAGATTTTAGTACTATAATTATAATCGATTTTGATGATAGAGAACAGGTTTTGGAATATATTGGAAAAGTTCCTCCTGATATTTTAGCAGAAATAGCATTTAAATGGGCAACAATGTATAATTCATTTATTGTTGTCGATATTACCGGAGGTATGGGTGTATCTACCTCAAGAAAATTACAAGAATTAGGTTATAAGAATTTATATATTGATGGTATAAACCCTGCAGATAAATGGAAATGGGATCCCAAATCACAAGAAAAGATACCGGGAATTAACTTTAACGCTAAAAGGGTTTTAATAGTTCAAGCCTTTGAGGAGGCATTAAGGTTTGACTTTGCGTTAAGGTCACAAAGACTTTTTAACGAATTAAACACCTTTGTTTATATAAACGGAAGACCTGATCACCAAAAAGGACAACATGATGACTTAATAATGTCATTGGCTATGGCTATATATGTTGGTGAAACGTCATTTGCACAATTAGAAAAATCTACACAACAAGCAAAGGCGATGATTGATTCTTGGACAACAGAAACTAACACATTTAAAGAATCTTCACAGAATTTTAATCCCGGATTACCCGTTGACCCAAACAATAATTTTGGGTACGGAAGGAATCAAGCAACTAAAAGTGATTATGAAAACTATTTATGGTTATTCGGTGGTAAAAGGGTTTAATTTAAATTAAACGATACTACTTTTTAAAAAATATGTAATATGGCACAAGAAAAATATACTGTTTGGCAAAGATTAAGTAAGGCTTTTGGACCTAATTCAACTATGGATCAACAATCCCCTGTATTTAAATTTGACAAAAAAGAGTTATTAAAAACAACAGATAAGGGTGAGTTTGAAAAAGAAAAACTACAAGCTCAACAAACAATGTACATTGGTAAACAATGGCAGAAAGTGGAAAGTAATTTATACCAACAAGCGGTATATTATGAACCAACAAGAATGGCTTCATATTACGATTACGAGTCCATGGAGTATACTCCAGAAATTTCTGCAGCATTAGACATATATGCAGAAGAATCAACCACCCCCGATCAAGACGGACATATATTAAAAGTTTATTCAGAATCAAAAAGAATAAAATCTGTACTAACAGATTTATTTATTAACAAAATGGACATTAATACAAACTTACCTATGTGGACTAGAAACACCTGTAAGTTTGGGGATAATTTTATATACCTAAAGTTGGATCCTGAAAAGGGAATTGTTGGGTGTCAACAGTTACCTAACATTCAAATTGAAAGGTTAGAAAAAGGTATGAGATTTCAGCCTGACAAATATTCTCAAGAAATGGAAAACGATGCCTTGAAGTTTGTTTGGAAAGAAAAAAATATGGAGTTCAATACTTGGGAGGTTGGTCACTTCAGAATACTTGGAGATGATAGAAAACTACCATACGGAACATCGATGTTAGAAAAAGCAAGACGTATTTGGAAACAGTTATTACTTTCTGAAGATGCCATGTTGATATACCGTGTTTCAAGAGCACCTGAAAGAAGAGTATTCAAGGTTTTTGTTGGTAACATGGACGATAAGGACGTTGATGCATATGTACAAAGAGTTGCCAATAAATTTAAAAGAGATCAAATCGCCGATCCTAAAACGGGTAATGTCGATATGAGATATAATCAATTGGCGGTTGATCAGGACTTTTTTATACCTGTAAGAGACGCATCAGCAACAAACCCAATAGAAACCTTACCAGGAGGGACAAACCTAGCTGAAATTGCGGATATTGAATATATTCAAAAGAAACTTGTGACTGCACTTAGAATACCTAAAGCTTATTTAGGATTTGAGGAGGCTGTTGGTGACGGTAAAAATTTATCACTACTTGACATTAGATTTGCAAGAACCATAAATAGAATACAAAAATCAATGATTGCCGAATTAAATAAAATCGCAATCATTCATTTATTTTTATTAGGGTTTGAAGATGAACTGACTAATTTTACTTTAAGTTTACATAACCCATCAAAACAGGCAGATTTATTATCTATTGAATTGTGGAAAGAAAAAATAACATTATTTAAAGATGCCGTGGCACCAATACAAGATTCTGTAGCACCTGTATCGGCATCTTGGGCTAAAAAACATATATTAGGTTTCTCAGACGAAGAAATTAGGCTTGATTTACAACAACAAAGAATTGAAAGGGCAGTTTCTGCGGAACTTGGTAAAACTGCTGAGGTTATTACTAAAACAGGTGTCTTCGACAATATTGATAATCTTTATGGTAAAAAAGAGGGGGATAAAGGTGCTGATGCCGGAGGAGCTGGTGATTCGGATTCTGGAGGTTCTACACCACCACCGGCAGGAGGGGAAGATACCCCACCACCGGCAGGAGGAGCTGAACCACCAACAACGGAAAGATTGGTTAGAAGTGATTTAGATTTGTTAATAGAAGAAAACTTATTTAGCGGTAAAAACTATATGGATTTATCAAAAGGAAGAAATTCTTTAATTGAAATGGACGATAGATTGAGAAATTTAATAGACAAGTAATATTTATAATAAAAAATGATTATGAATACATTTGGTAATATTAAAACAAATATAGAAAGGGTGGCTTCTGAATTGGCTAAAAAACCAGAATTTAAAAGATTTATTTTTGAATTTAATGGTTTGGTTCTAAAAAATAAAGATATAAGTGAGTTATATAGTATATATGACGATTTATCGTCTAATAAAGGAATTGCTCCTGATATTGTTAATGATTATGTTAATGAATCTATAGAATACTCTCAGATTCTTTTAGAAAGTCAGAGAAAAAATATTGTTCATTTAAATAATTGGATTTCTTCTTGGACTAAATCAAATAAAAATGATTATTCCGATATAGATAATGCGGTTTATAATAACAGTATAAGAAATTTAGAATCAGTTTTAGAATCTAAAAATAACATAAAGAAAACTTTAATAAGTGAAGAAAAAATTACTGTTAAAGAAAATATAAATCTACCTATAAGTTCGATGGTTAGTATTGCTAACAAGACTTTATCAAAACAAATTTCAAATTTATCAGAAGGAGATAAAAAAGAATTAGAATCAATATTAACAATGGATTACGATACTATGAAAAAAGATTTTAATTCATTAAAAGAAGATGTTGTAAAAAAATTAAAAATCACTTTAAATGAATCTTCAGAATCAAGTGTTGGAGATTCAATTAGCAAGACAATAGAAAAAATAATGGATGCAAAATGCAACTATTATGACTATTATAAACTTAAAAAATTAAATTTGGGACTATGAAAAAATTTTTTAATGGTTTAGGTGGGTTGTTCAAGGATAGTAGTGGAAATGCGTCTTCAAAAAGATTCATAGGAATACTTTGTGGTGTTTCTCTTTGTATTACTTTGTATGTGAACAGTTATTCTCACGGTGATATCAAACCTTCAGACACACTTGTTAATGCGGTTGCAATGTTAGCTTTTGGGTGTTTAGGGTTAACCTCCACAGAAAAGATTTTTGGAAAAAAATCAGAAGAAAAAAAAGAAGACAATAATCAAGAAAACATTTGATTTTTTTGTTTGTGTTTTGCTTTTTGAATTTGAGCCCTTCGTATAACGGAGGGTTTTTTGTATTCCTTCCTTTCTTGTAATTGTTGTATTTGTTTTGTTTTATAAATTTTAAATTTATAATTCTTTAATGCTTGCTCAATAGACTTTTCATTTTTAACCGGTACTATAATCATATTTTTTTCCTTTTATGATATAAATATACGTAATTTTTTCAAATTTTGACAACACAAAAAAGTTTTATTATATTTTTTAAAACAATAAACGTGCAACACATGAAAAATGAAAAAAGGAAAAACATCAAAATTAAACATATTTGATGAAGCAAAATGTCACTATGGGACGGTAGACTCTAAAAATTTTAAATCAATTTATATAGTATTACAAACGTGGATCGAACCAATAGTTGATCACAGTAATTGGAATAAAATCACGGGGGAGTTAAAAAGACAAATTTTACACACATTATTAGAAGTGGCTGATACCACAACATTTGAAAGGAAATATATTGTTGATTTAGATTTAAGGACAAGTGGAATACAAAAAAATAAAAAAAGTTTTTTAAATCTTGAAATAACTTTATTTGTTAATAATCAAAATCTTAATTTTAAATCTTTAATTTTAAGAGGAAAAATAAAAAAAATCTTAGAGTCAGTGTATATTGATGACTTAAAAAATTCAAAGTATTTTATATTAAGTAAAACGAAATTGAAAGAAACGGTAAGTATATAATATTTATCATTAAAAACAATTATGAAAATATTAGGACCTAAAGATACAGGAAAGGGTATTTTAGTTGAGTGGGATGCTGGAGTTATAAACCCTAATGATGCCAGAAATAATCAAGTTATTAAAGAATCTTACGGACAGTTAGATTATTCTAAACCATTTGTATTTTATGCAACATTACAAAAATACGGAGTACCAAATAGAAACGGAAGAATTTATCCTGAAAAAATATTAAAAAGAGAAGCTGAAAAATATAAGGATATGATTAATAGAGGTATGTCAATATCCGAATTAAATCACCCTGAATCATCACTTATTGATTTAGATAGAGTTGCCCATTTAATTACAGACATTTGGTGGGAAGATAACGTACTAATGGGTAAAATAAAATTATTAACTACTCCGGGGTTTCATGAAAGAGGTATTGTATCATCTAAAGGAGATGTTGCGGCAAACATGATGAGACAAGGTGTTACTATGGGAGTATCTTCTCGTGGTGTTGGTTCACTTGTTAAAAAAGGAGAACAAAATGAAGTACAAGATGATTTTGAATTAATATGTTTTGATTTAGTGTCGTCACCATCGACACCTGGAGCATATCTTTATTTAAATCAAGATGACAGACCTAAGTATGAAGAAAAACTTGAAGAACATCGAGTTGAAGTTTCTAACTCCGGTTTAGACAAATCTATTGACTTAATGAAAAGATTATCCGATTATTTGGGTAAATAAAAAATTTAAGACATGGATGAAAAATATTTTGTAGCTAGAGTAACTACCGACATGGTAGATGAAAACACAGGAAAAGTAAAAAAAATTAAAGAAGAAAAATTAGTTAAGGGTTATTCACCGACGGACGTTGAGGCAAAAGTAACTAAAGCGTATGAAACTTATACTATGGATTGGAGAATCACAGCGATAGTAGAAAGTAAAATTGATGAGGTTATAGAATAATTTTAATTAAAATTTTAGTTTTAAAAGGGATGGTAATTTTTTACTGTCCCTTTTTTTTACGCTTAAACATACGTAATAATGATATTTTTTTAACTTTTTTAAAACTATGATATATTTATTGAATAAATAAACGCACGGCGAATTGCATATTAATTATGAGTATGGAAAAAAATAACTCAATAGTGGAGGAAGCCCTTCTACAAATGAAGGCGGTTGAGGACGCTATTAATGAAAACGCAAAAGGAATACTTGCTTCTACAATGAAGGAAGAAATCAGTGAATTAGTAAGGGAATCTTTAGGAGGTTCAAAAAAATCAAAAAAGTCTTTGTTCGAACAAGAAGAAGATGACGACGACGACATCGATGACGATGACACAGTA